TTGGGAGATCCTTTCGGTTTTGGGTGAATATCGAATACACTTGCAGCCACCATGGGCGCACCATCCGTCAAAAATATCGAAGTTATGGCTCGCCGCCGAATGTCCGCACTTGCAATCACCCATCGGTGATCTGATAGCAAGTAGGATCAGGACGGTGAGAATGAGCAGGCATAGGCCGACGAAAAGAATTATTACCCATAAAGCAGGTGTAATTATCATTCCGATTCCTCCATCAGCGGCCAAGCCACATTACCGCCGTCTTTCAAGTAATAGATTTCGCCTTTTCGGTCGATGTCTAGGCCCCAGGATGCCCAGCCGGGGAATATATCGCGGGCGAACAGTTCGATGCGTGCGGTGCCGGGAAACATCTGCTCCAGACGTGTGCGGGCCTCGTCCGGCTTTTGTGAATGCAGGCGGCGGGGCGCGTGGATTAGTTGTGGAATGGCGCGAGAGCGTAGCAGCTTGTGAGCCGCAGGCCCCCGCGTGGCCAGAAGGCAATCTTCCGTATTTGCCCGCGACCAGTTTCCCATTCCGAAATGATCTTTCCCGTGTTTCGTCAGTTTATGCCAGGTGAATAATTTCATAGTGCGCAGGCGGAAACCCCAGGCGTCCAGCACCTTCAATGCTTCGGCCGGTTGAGAAGCCACCCACCACATAGCCAGCACTACATTACGATTGCACAGGGTATCCACGAAAGGACGGAGAGCGCAGATGTCTTTTACTGACATGACTGGATACTTGAAACCGGCACCACGCTTGCCGGCCGCAGCCTTGTCGCGGAACTGCCAGGGCGGGTCGGCGTATATGACGGAGAATTTCACGCCCCCTCCCCCGTAGCAGGGCCAAATTCTATCCGCGTCACCATGGCGTCAGGCTTGCATTTCATGTGTTCACAGAACATTTCCACGAACTGGCGCGGGGTTAGGTCGGGGAACCCTTCGGCAGCGCATTCCGGTATGCCGTATCGCAGATCGTAAATCATCCTGTCCAGCCGTTCGCGCCGGGAGCTTATGTGCCGAGAAGGGCCGAGGCGTTGGATTTTCTCTCCCGGATTGAGTCCCTGGGATTTCACCACGCCCATGAACACCTCGTCAGGCTCAAGGCGCGGACAGTTTATCCACTCGTTCCACCAATTTAGGCGGCGGGTGACGGTTTTGGTCCCGTCCCGGTATTGAGCCTGGGTGAGGAAAAAGGAAATGTTTCTCACGCTTCCCCCGTAGCAGGGTGGGCGGCGAGGGCTGCGCGGATTACGGCCATATGTCTTAGGCCGTCTTGGTAGTCATCGTCACTGGAGTCGGCAACAATGGAGCCAAAATAATCCAGAGCGCTCGATACCTCCGCTCCCCCTGCTGGAGCCTGGGGGGCCTGGACGCCTGCGATGGTCTGCCACTGGTCCGCGGTGAACTCTACGTCCGTTAGCGGGCACATTACCCCGGATGCGCAAAAAAATGCGTCATGTCCGGCATATTCCCCCATGACATGCTTTTTTATGGGCGGATGCTCGCACAGCGGACAATTGGGCAGGCTAGCGCTCCCGGTCTCCCCGGACCCGCTCGATGTGGGTCGTAGGGTGTGTTTGCATGTGGGGGTTGGGCACAACCATTTCGGGCCGAATAAATCCACGGAACACCCGGAGCAAATCCAGCGGCCGGGTTTGCCTGGGTGGCGGTCTGCATACAGGACGGGGCGTTCACTCATTTTCATTTCTCCTTGGTTGGCATGGTCCCGCAATGGGGGCAGGCGATAATGTTGGTTATGTATCCGTGCTCGCAATACACGGGAAGGATATTTTCGCGCACGGGAACGCTACCTTCCCCCTTCGGGGTGGCTTGGGCGGCGCGGATATCCATAAATTTTCTGTGCAGTATCGACCCGTGGGGGCCGGTCCTCATGCGATCCTCCCAACTTCCCGATCAACCATTGCTTTGATTTCCGGGAGCAATGAAAAACCGTCCGGCTGATGTTCTTCGATGAAAACCTGAATCGCGTTCTGTATATCTTGCAGCGCAGCTTCTTTGAATCCCGGCGCCAAAGGCCCGCAGCATCCCCGGCATCCCAAAACCGGTAGACGCTCGAATTTTTCATAGAAAAACGGTTCTGGAAAATGGAGCAGCATCGAAAGCCGCGGCAGGAAATCAGCGTTGCATGGGTCGGAATCCTCCTCGATTCGCTTCCATTCTTTGGCCGTCATCTTGAAAGGTTTAGCCAATCGGCTTACGCTCATCCCACGAGATTGCCGGGCGGTGCGGATGGCGCTGCCTTGGATTATGCGGGTCACTTGACCCCCTCACTCGTAGCAGGGTGGGCGGCGAGAACGGAGAGAATGCGGTCGGTGACCTCGTAAAAATCGCTTGGGGCTAAATTATTTTCGCCTGTTTGTTCCACCACGTCGTCAAGCAGGATTTTTGCAATTTTCTCCCTCACGTCCGCTCCCCCTGCTGGAGCCTGGGGGGCCTCGAAAGCGTTGATGCGATAGGCAATTTCATCTACTACATCTTTTGCGGACGTATCGATCAAAACCTCCCTCCTGCCACGCATTACGGTGAGTGCCCAATGCTCCCCAGAGTCTGTAGGCTCAACTTCTGCGCTCAATTTCATCGGCCTGGCGCTCCCGGTCTCCCCGGACCCCGCTCCCTTGAGGCGTAAGCTGGCATCCACGATTTCCTTCACCAATTTTTCTTGCGCCGTCATCCAATCGTGAAACGCCCAGGCTAATTGCTGGTTGTCTTTTCGCATAAGCGCAAGCTGGCCTTCTTTTGAATCACAGAATTGCCACCAGGCTTTTCTCTTCCAGTCCATTTTCATTTCTCCTTGGTTGGCATGGTCACGTCCGCCCAACCCATTATTTTGTATTTGAGAAAGTCCCCTATCCTGGCTGCAACGCTGCAATGCTCCTTGTCTTTGCCGTAGGTTGTCATGTGTTCGCGGCCATTTTCGCCAACCTTGCGGGCGAAAACTATCACCTGGTCATAGCCGTATTTTTCTGCGATTTCCTTTGCGGCTTTAATAGGAATTGGTTTCATGGCATCGTCCCGCAATGGGGGCAGGCGTGTTTTAGGCGGGTATGGATGCAGCGGCCATCGTCCTGTAATTGAGTGCCTGCTTCCTCCCCACCGGCAGGCGCGATGTCGCTATGTCCTTCATCCCGCTTTTCTTGGGGCTGGCGGATTGAGCTAGTTCCAGCCACGGGATTAGGCTCATTGGGAGAATGGTTCAGGGCCTTCGGTGCTGCGAGGTTGGCGCGGGCTTGCCAGTCTTGCCATGATATAGCGACCTCGCTAGGGCGACGATTTCGCCATGCCTCGAACGCCTCCCGCTCTTGCGCATCGGTGGGCTTAGAACATTGTGGGCATGGAATATTTATCCAACTTCCATCTGGATTTTGACCCCCGCTGTCCACTACTTTTTCGCCCCCACATGTTCCGCATTGCGCCTCTCCCTGGGGGGCGGGTGGGGTAGCGCGGCGGTTTGCCGCTTGGACAGCTTCCAATTTGGAGTTTTTTATAGGGCCATGGAAACCGCAACCATCGCATCGAGCAGCATATTTTCCGTCACTGGAAAATTCTTTCATCCATAGCTTTGCCGCGCATAGTGGGCACGGCAGCAGGTCCAGGTCGTCGCCTTTGGGGGTCATTCCGTCACCTCTATGTCACCCAGATACACCTCGCCGTTACCCAGGTGACAGCCAAGCACGCCATCACGCCATTTCCATTCTATCGTGATGTTGCCAAAGGCGGATAGAATCGCCTCGGCCCAGAGCTTGTTGCCCTCGGCCCAGAGATTGTTGCCCTCGGCCCAGAGCTTGTTGCCCTCGGCACTGAGCTTGTTGCCCTCGGCCCTGAGCTTGCCGCTCTCGGCCCAGAGCTTGTCGCCCTCGGCCCTGAGCTTGCCGCCCTCGGCCCTGAGCTTGCCGCTCTCGGCCCTGAGCTTTAGTCTAGCGATCCATTGGGTTTTTAATGTGAGTGTCATCATCTCTCCTTTGGGGGTCATGGGGTTTCCTCCGCGCGGACCACTTTCTGCGCACCGGGTTTTATTTGGATCAGCGGAAGCATGGCTTCCTTGATGGGCTTACTGGTACCTAGCACCTTCTCCGCCTGCGATGGGCTTGCCATCTTGGTGATGAGCAGGGATTCAGGATTCCGGCCCACCTGGGTGGCGATGGAACGTAGAGCGACCAGGGCAGCGTTCTCGTCCGTCCATTCGCGAGATCCGCGACCTTCCCCGATGGCAAATCCCGGCACCCTGCCTCCGTCCAGGATGAAAGATTCAACGTGGGCGCGGGCGCGGCTCACCCAATCGTAAGCCACCAGCAGCCGCTCGTAAAAATCCGTACGGGATGCGGGTTCAATTCCCCGGAACCAATCTTCCACGCCCAGGTGCATGGGCATACCCATCACCGCACCCGCGCGGGCGGGGCATGTGTCGCGGGCCGCGCACCATCGGCATTGATTTTCCCCCGTCACCAGCGGGGCGTCAGGGGAGGCGCAAGCCTTGGATATTTCGCGCACCCTGTCCGCCAGCGCCATTAGATCGGTGTCGGAAAATTCATCAGCGGTTCGACGGAAAGCCTCTGCCGCTGCCGGCTGGAGTTTGGTGGCGATGACTCGCTTCACCCCGTAGTCAAGCACCAAGCCAAGGGCGTACATGCGGAATTGCCAGTTGTATTTCGGGCGGGGCACATACCCTTCCCCGAATTTCCAATCGAACAAGTAGGCCACCTCGCCGACGATGATAGCAAGGTCTATGCGGCACCGCTCCGGGTCACCTTCGACGTTGAGGCCGACCGAGGACAGGTCTACCCGCTGCTCCACCAGGATGGAGCCGTTCATTTTTTTGGAGTCCTCCAGGCTTGGCTTCACCTGGTCCCAGCACCATTGCACCGCCGATTCGTCGTCGGGATGGAGGTAACCGCGAGCCAGCTTCACGCTGGTGCCGGTTTCGCACAGTTCCGCCATGATAGCATGGAGGTCCGTTCCACGCGCGGCGGCAGGCGATGAGGCCCGCTTTGGCTCCGCCGCCTCAAGGCGGTCGGAACCGGGGCACAGGATGCGTCGCTCTAAATTAGACGGGCTTATTATGGCACACCTCCTTGCTAATGTTTTCTCTATACCGTTTTCTCATATATTCGTTGTAACAAATTCTGCAAATGCTTCCGCCGTATGAATTTTTCTTAGCATTATATCCATCTATGCGATGACTTTTTTTGCAAAGCCCGGTCTTTTTTGTTAACCAGGCAGGAGCCATTCCACGGCGATAATTCTCAATACCCGTCACCGGCTGCAAATGCTTTGGGTTCACACAGTTCCTTACTCGGCACAAGTGATCCAACTGTAAACCTGGTGGAATTGGACCGACAAAAATCTGATAGGATATTCGATGGGCGCGAACAGAAACCCTATAGCCCAAACAAAAAATGCCGTATCCTTTACCATCTTTTGCAGAATTCCAAATCCAGCAGCCATTATTATTCATTTCGCATTTGCGCATGAAAAGAGGAAATTTTCTTTTTGTAAAATCAAGAAACCTATTTCCATGCGCAATCTTGATCATTCGGCCTCCCCCTTCGGCACGGAAATGAGCGCCTGGAAGGCCCCTATGCCATCCTGTAGCTGCTCCTCGGTGAGCTTGGACGGGAATAGGTTCGGGGGGATTCCGGCCCGCTCAAGGGCCTCCTCGGTCACCTGCTTGCCGTGGGCTGTTTTCGCCTTGGCGTACATGGCGTTGTAGGATTGCTGGAGTTTTTTCCGCGTTTCGGCGGAATTTTCCGGTTCGTGGGCGGGTTCCGTTGCTGGCGCAGGGGATTCCTTCGCGGGAGGAGGCGCGGGAGCCGCCTTTTGGCCCACTTCGGGTTCCTGGGTGGGTTTGGGTGGGGTCGGGGTGGAAACGGGCGCAGCGGCCTCGGGAGGTGCCTTGGGTTCAGCGGCAGGCGGTTTCGGGGCGGCAGCCGACTTCGGTTCGGGAAAAACCTCGTCTATGGACGTTTCGCCGTCTTTGATGGCGGAGAACAGTCCAACCATTTCCTCGATCTCGGGGAGCAGAATTTCCTCCATGGATTCCTTCTCCAGGTAGGCGAGTAGGCGGTCTTGGGAAATTCCCATCTTGGCGAAAGCGGAAACCATGCCGGCCCGGCGCTCCACCATGGATTTGGCATCCCCCACAGCAACCCGCTTGCATTGCTCGTAGATTTTTTTGACGTAGGTGAACGGCACCGCTTTGAAAACGGCGTTCCGCAGGGCGAGGGCTGAGGCGGCGTTGGCGGTCATGATCACCATGTCATCGGAGAAGCGATTTCCGTTCCTGCCGGTGATGCGGCGGCGGCTCTCCATGCTGATCATATTCAGGGCCTCAAGGTCGCACACCCTCGCTTCCGCGACGATGCTGCCGCCTTCCTCGCCGAGGATGGTTGAGGAAATCCACAGGTTGCCCCAGCAGTTCACCACGATTTCGGCAAGGCGAATAGAAGGGCCTTCGATGATCACCCGCTCCATGCTGCCGTCCGTATTCTTTTTCTTGCGCACCAGCTTGTAGAAGCAGGACGCCGCCACGTCCTTATCATCGGTGGCCATCGCCAAAGCCTTCTGGTTGAATTGGGACAGGATGCGCGGCTTGTTCTGCGCCATCTGGAAAAGCTGCATCATGCCCGCAGGCATTTCGCCACCCTTCACTTTTGCGGGCGCTTGCGCGGGCGGGGTGTGGTTTTCGTTATTATAGTCATTCATTTTTTATCCTCCGTGTTTTTTAAGAAATGATTCCAGCATATCGGCGAACAGGTGCTTCGGCAGGTGGTGGCCTTTCAGGTATCGGTTAACCGTGACGTATGACACCCCGATTTTCTGCGCGGTCTCCTCCTGCGACCATCCCGTTTTTTGTATCAGCTTCGACAGGCGGAAAACCATCGCCTTCCCCGTGGCGTCCTCCTCCCGAATCCGTTTGTTATTCATTACCATTTTAAATTCTCCTTGTCGAAATGCGAAATTAAATATATCGCGTATCAGTTGTTATGTCAAGCGTTATAAACCGCCGTGCAGGAATATCCTCTCAGTCCCCTCGGTGGTGGCGGGATACTTTTCCCTGTACTGCTTTGCGAGCATGATAGCATGATCCGGGATTTCTTTTCCTCGAAAGACCCAGCAGGCAGCAAGAGCCGCGTTGAATACGCGCAGGCGCATACGGTCTCGGGCGGCGTCCTCGGTGAGCGCACGCTTCATATCGCGGATCGCCCGGCAATAGGAACAGCCTGCCGCGTCCGCGCCTGGGCTCTTGCTATCACCGTGGTGGCCGGAGTCCATTTCCTCCTGGTGGGATTCCAGGAACATATCAATCAGGTTGAGCGCGGCATTACGGGTTTTGGATTCCATCTTCCCTCCCTTGGTTTTTCGGTTGAAAAATTTCCTTGTTCTCCATTCTGGCCCCGGCATACCACCGCTCGCATCTGGCGTTCCCGGAAGTGTCAAAGAACACCATATAAGGGATTCCGAAGTAATCGGCGTTGGCCTGGGCCAATTCCCTCGCCTTGGTCATTCCGCCAGCCACGAAGCTCATGCGGCACCATCCTTCCACGTTGCGGGCGGAAGGAGGCGTGCCCGTGCTATCATGCGGTCGGACACCTCCACCAGGCTGTCAAAATAAATATCGTCGGTGGAATCCACTTCACGCAGGTACTTGTGGCCGCTGGGTTGGAATGCGTGGCGCATGACCGCCACCCGGTACAGGTCTGACGCGGTGAGGATTATTTTCAGCGCCATCCACCGATCCGCGTCATTCGTCTCCATCTTGATCACCGTCCCACCGACACAGTAGACGGTCACGCCATCCTCCATCTTGATTCGAGATTGCGGCATCACCACATGCAGGGTCGCGCCCCACCGTTTATAGCAGGTGGGGTCAATGGAGCGCATCTGCTCTATGATTGTATCGGCGATGCGGACTTGCTCGGGATCCTCCAATGCCTGCTCCATGCGGAGTTCCAGCACCTCCAGATTTTTTATTTCCTCGCTCATGCCGCCTCCTCGATTAGGACACCCTGTTCCTTGAGCATGGACAGCACCCAGGCGGTGGCGGATTCTACCGATTTCCAATTTTCTTCGGTCATGTGGTTGATGTTCTGGACATGGATCTCACCCTCTTCGATGCAGGCGGGCGGGTGTGGGGTCACATACCCATAGGATCCACCTGTTAGCAGTTCGGCGCGAATCGGATCCGACTGTCCTTCCTGCCATGCGAATATATGGCGGCGTAACATGGAGGCGTGGGCGAAAATGTAAGCCATACGATCCATTTCGGGGCGCTCGCCGGCTTTCTTCACGGGGATCATCAGCACGGAGGTGCGGTTTTTGGTTCCGTTAATGGAATGAGTAGCCCACACTTCCGCGACCATCCCGGCGCTTTCGAGCGTATCTATGAGGGCCAGCACGGCGGCACCACGGTGGAAGGCGGACAGCTTATTCACCATACATGACATCACCACGTTGACGCTTATTTTTACGATCTTCCCGGATGCCCGCACGGTGTTTTCCTCGAAGGCCATCATGCACTCGGGTTCACCTGAGAGAAATCGGCCAACGTCCACCTGAGACCCCTGCACGTCATAGTGGCATTCCACCTTTTTGACGTACTGGCCCACCACGGTGCCGATGTTCTCCGACATCTTGCGCACCATTTCCAACCCCTCCGGCCACCCTTCGCGGGCGATGCGGTTGGCCTCCTCCCAGGAAGAGGAGCCACGGAAAGATTCATTCCCGATTTCGCGACTCACGTTCGTCCGCTGGACCGAATCCGTGAAGTCCAGGAACTCGCCGAAGGAAGCGGCTTCGGTGTACAGGGATTCTTTGCCGCCGATTATTTTGGTTTCTGCTATCAGGCTCATGGCTTATCCCTCCTCGGAAATGCGGACCATCACGCCGGCCTTAGGAACGGACGCCAGCACCTTTTTGCGGGTCGCCTCGTCCATCCCGCGCCAGATAACCAGTTCCTCGACCCTGGCTTGCTTGATGCCGGCTGCGAGCAGTTTGGAACCATAGATGGATGCGCGGGGGGAGACGATGCAGCGCACTCGCTCCTGCACCACGGCCTTCCGTATCGCCTGCACCCGGTCCACCCAGGCGTTGTTCTGGCCGAGAATGCGCTCAAGTTCCTCATCATATTCCCACTCGATCTGAATGAAGCGGTTCAGGGTGGCCTCGTCCAGGGCGTTGGCACCGACGTACATGCGGTCGGCACCACGCCCCCAAGTGTTCGCGGAGGCGATACAGACGAATTTCTCATGCCGCTTCACCACCTTGTCGGGGAAGGAGCAATAACCATTCTCCAGGGCCGCGTTCAGCGCCGTGAGGACGTTCCCGTTCGCGCGGTCGATTTCATCGGCGAGCCACAGGCCGCCTGCCTCGAAAGCCTGGCGGAACACCGTGGTGACGTACCGGCCTTGCGCGTCCATATAGCCAAATAGCTGGCTGCTCGGGGTCTGGCTGTTGAACGACTGGGGGAAGAAGGACAGCCCCTCGACCTTGGCCACCTCCTCGGCTGCGCGGGTTTTGCCGGAGGCGGCAGGCCCCACCAGAAAGGCGTTGACCCCACAGGCGACCACCTGGAGCAGTTCGCCGAACTGCTTGTGCTGGAGGCCGGCCTCATGCTTGGTGCCGTCCGGGCGCTTGATGGTGATCTCCTTCACCAACTTTTTCTGGAGCTTGACGGTGAGCGCGTCACCGAGGGTTTCCAGCTTTTCGTCCAGGCGGGCGTCCGTCATTGCGGCAAACTCGGCTTTGGTTGCATCGACATGCGCCACCAGCTTGCCGAACTCGGTATTGATATGCGAGCGGACCATTTCCTCGGCGTTTTCGCGGGCACCGTTCACCATTGCGGTGAGTTCCGTCACACGGAGTCCAACCTTCTCGCCGAATTGTTCCAGCCACGATTTCACGTTTCCGAACTCGCTGGAGAAGCGATTGACCACCGGGGCGATTTCCTCGGCGAACACCGCCTTGGCGATGGAGGCGGCTTGGGAGGCGTCGAAAGCGCCATCACCTTCGGGCACCGGAATGGATTCGAGCGCGACCTTCACCGCGTTTTGGACGGCTGAGGCGAATTCTTCGCGGCTGGCGGATTTTCGGGTTGCTATCACGGTCGCGCCATCGGGGATTTTTCCGGCTTCCAGGGCCTCCAATAAAGTCTCACGGCGGCAGGAAGCGATCCAAGCGCCAGGGCCGAATTTTTCGCGGGCCATGGAGCGCAGTTCCTCAACCGAATTACCTCCTATGTAGTCAGGAGCGGGGCTGCCATCAGGGGCCACCCTATTTTCAATGGCGAGAATGAGGTCATCTTTGGGGCATTCGGCGATCCAAGGCTGGTCTCCGAACATGGCGCGGGCCTTTTTCCTCGCCCTTATTTCCCGAACCGTTCCAATTTCTTCTGTCATTTTTTTCTCCTCGGTGGTGGTGTGTCGCATATGATAAGTATANCANTGGTTATAACGGTTGTCAAGTGTTAAAAAGCGTCGAAATTGACCAAAAAAGCGGGTTTTAAGCCCTTTCTGATTCGGGGAACCGGGGATCGTTCGGTTTAGCGGACATATCGATCCCGTGGAACGGGTCATCAGGCGCGGGGTCTCGGTTGATAGCACGGCCTACGATCTCCGGTCCTATGGTATCTTTGATGTTACGTTCTCCGCGCCATATTGGCAGCACGATGGAGAATAGGTAATTGGCGGTAACCTTGTCATTACTGCCCTCTGTGAACTCCTCGAAGGTTTTCTTCCGTGGCTCATACTTGCCACCCACCACGGCGATCTCCTGCGTCATCAGGAAGCCGCTCGCCGATTTGAAATCGACATAGGTGACGGTGATGCCTTTTCGCCGGTCATCCTGCGGGACTTTGTTGATTTGGTTAATGGTCATATTGGGCGGGCCATCAACCACCGTGACGGAGCAGGCGAAGAAAAGTTCGGAAGCCTCCATCTGCCTGGCGATTTCACCAAGCGCCACGGTCATGGCCTCTTTCTCTTTCGGGCTTCGGTATGGCATCGGCACCACGCCATCGGTTTCCTTGCCCACCACATAGGCGGAGGCGACCATGTTTTGGCTCGCCTGCATTTCTTCCATGCAGTTAGCAATGGCGGATTCCGCGTACTGGATTGCCTTGTCCATATTTTTCATTTACGAATACTCCCTTTATTTTGTGACACTAGCTGAAACTTTTTCCTGGACCTGGCGCAAAGCCGGAGAACTTGCTTTCCTTTATCAGGATTTCGCCCATGCTTCCTTCCGAGTCGATATAGAACAGGCGGCGGCCATGCAGGCGAAACCCACCGAAGCCGCGCACCAACCTATTCACCACGTTCTCGGCGTCATTTGTCACGGTCAGGCACTCGTTCCACGGGCCTTGGTCACGGATCAACACGCGATCCGGGCGGATGGATAGGATCTCAAAGTTGGCCTGCCGGGTGAAATTTTCAAACCGCTTTTTCATTTCGCGTACTCCTCTTTGAGCATGTAGGAAGATTTCTCACCGTCTTTCCAGCCTGGAGTTGACGCGCCGACCAACGCGCGCTCTGGCGTTTCCCACACCGTATAATCCTTCACGCAGCGTACCCGTATATCGCGCGGTCCGATGTAGGCGAAGAAAATTTCTTTGCTCACCACCACCATGCCTTCTGGTATTTTCATTCGGTGCATTCCTCCCGGCAGATGATAGCATCGCCGCAAATGTAATCCCCGGCCTCGAAGCAGGCGGGGTGAGAATTCCAAAACTGCCAGCTTGCCCGCGTGTTTGGCGGCAGGCTGTGAACCTTACCTTCCTCGTTCACGAACATCTTGCAGCCGCAAACCAGGTTTACCAGTTCGATGTACCCGCCAACCGCCTTCTGGAGTTCGGCGAGGGAGAATTTTTTCCCGTCAGCGGGCAGCACCTCATGGGCCGTCCCGTCCGTTTTCAAAATGACCGCTCTCTTTTCCATTTCCTAGACCTCCTTGATGTTCCCGATCATTCGCGCCAGGCGAAGCGGGAGGGTTGAATGCTCATCGAAGAAACCACGGCAGACCGCGTTGGCCTTTGTGCCGAGCGTTGAATGGCAGATGATAGCAGACTCGTTCCGCTCGGCATCGGCCACCATCTGTTCCACCCGGCCCTCCGCCAACTGCATTTTATTGCCTCGGTGGAATATGCAGGTGGAGCATGGGCGGGCCTTGACATGGACCTTTCCCGCGCGGAAGGCGTTGTGCTTACTCACGCCTCCTCCACCATGGGCCAGCGGACGCGCACCAACCCGGCCTGGAATTTCATTTCCTCCGGCGTGGTGGCATCGCCTGCCGCCGAACCCTTGGCGCGGCGAGGGTCGGAAACGGAAAGCGCGGCACAGGCACAGGCCCAGCAGGCCCAGGCTTCCCAGGCGGGCACGTTAGGGTGCTTATCCAGGCAGGCTTCGGCGGCTTCCAGGGCCTTTTGGCGGTTTGCATCGGTTGGGTTGAGAGTCCAGGCTTCGGCAGCCTCCACGGCCTCCCTGGGGGTTCCGTTACCATCCTGGACGTATTTCAGGGCGCGGATTGCGCAGGCGACCGCCATCCGAACGACATGGCGGTGGTCCGGCCAGCATTTCCGACCAGCCATCAGGCCGGCCAGCCAGAGCAGGTAATCGGCCCGATGGATGCCGTCCCATGCCTCCTGGGCGGAAGCGTATTTCAGCATTTCCGACCGGGCTGGGCAGGGTTCTTGGCTTTGCAGGAATTTAATCCAGGCGCTCATTACATGCCCTCCCCACCGCAATCATCGCAGAATGAGGGCGAGCAGCCAGGGTATCCGCATGGCTTCCAATTCCGTCGTGCAGAGCGGCGATAACCCCCGAATCTGGAGGCTCGCCTGGGGCCATCGCTGGAAATGGCGCACAGGTGGACAGGCGATCCCGTGTCCTTATCGGCCCCGCTCCATACGATTTCCTGCACGCTCACCGTGCTGGTCTTACCGGCCTTGCTGGTGACGTTGATTACCGTCCCTTTTTCTGGCTTCGCGCCCAGCACCCGGATTCCGAAATCGCCGGTCCTGAGCTTCGTCCATGTCGCAGTCATTTTTGGTTCCTCTTTTTTGGGTTTTTCCGCCGCTTTGACCGGCTGCGGTTCGGGTTTTTTCTCGCTGGGCTTAGCTTCCGCCAGCCAGTCGGGAAGCGGTTGGTGCCATGGCATGTTTTCCAGGTTGAAATCCACGGTCATACCGCCTCCATTTGGGTTTTGAGAATCTGCAAAAGCGAATCGCGCAGCACATTGGACGGGGTGCAGGCCGGGCACCGCGCTTCTCGGGATTCGGCGAAGGCGCGGAAAAATCGACCACACCCGCACCGCCTCCGCTCGGTTTCCTCGGGCCGGTCATCGCATCCAGGGCAATCATCCAGGCGGCAATAGGGGCAGTTCGGCGCACCGTACAGCATCAGGCCACCACCTTTCGGCCGGCTCGGCGCGCTGCGGTTTTGCGGCGGTCCTGCTCGTCAATCACGGCCTCGTAATCGGCCATGTATTCGAGCAGCTTTGGGCAATGGTATCCATCCTGAGCGGCAATTTCCTGGATGTCGATAACGCGGGAAAGATCCATCCGTGTAAAAGATATGGCCTCATTGGACATGGTGCGTAGCTTGATTTGTGAAATCATCTTTTTCTCCTCGGTGGTGGTGTGTCGCATAGGATAAGTATAACATTGGTTATAACGGTTGTCAATGGAATTAATGGAAATAAATTAATCCGCAAATCAGCCTAAAAACGCTGATTTATCGCGATGATAGCAGATTATGGCAGGTTAATTCAGGCCGCGCAGGATTATATCTACCCATTTTAAATTTCCTTTGGTGAAGGTTCGCTGGTGGAATTCCCCCTACCCCCTCCGCGTCAGCCATGGACATAGCTAGCGCGGCGAAGGTAGTAGGTGATTTCCCCCGGAGCCAGGCCCCGCAGTACGTCATCCCCCTGCCGCTGGATTATTCACTCCGGCGACAGTCGCAGTATTGGAACGCTCCCCAGGGTCATCGGCTACGGTCTCGCCTGGTCTCCTGCGCCACAACTACCCCCGCGTCATAAACCTCGCGGGAACAGGTTGGATATTTTTCGATTCGATTGGGTTTCCAGGCTCAATCGACAGGCTAAAAATTTGCGGACCGTCCCGAGCCTGGAAGGAGGACTAACACCGGATAGCTCCGATGCGTCCGCAAATCACAGGTTAGTATAAATTTCAGATTCGCGCAAGGGGAAAAAGAAAGGCGGCCAGGACGGAGGGAGGTCCGCACCCATGGCCGCCAGCCCCGCCACGGAAGCAACGGGGGTTTCCGGCTGATAGCAGGCTCTATCCCTTGGCACCGCGCAGGCCGATCAGCCCCGTTCGACCAGGATTTCCGTGATATTGTCGGGCAGGTCGATCCCGATATATTTGCACAGCGGGACCGCCACGGCCAGGAGCAAGCCGCTCCACCAGGATACCGACTTGGGTTTGATGTATTTGGAATTCATACTGCCTCCTGTTTTGGGTTTGGGAATCAAGTGCTGGAGAAAAAGGTGAGGTGCTGCGCCGAGGCGTTGAAGGTGGTTCCTGGTATCCCGGAGCCATCTAATTCGGTGATGCGGTATTTGGTTCCGCTGGAGGCGGAAATCAATTTGTAAAGGCCGGCAGCATCAGTTAGAAAAGGAATTGCGCCTCCGTTGGCGAAACGCAGATCGGACAAAAGAGCAGCACCGGCACCATCGCCTGCTATTTCGATATATTCGCAGGTGCCGGCCCAGTTGGCGACGAAAGCCGGAATAAAAATAGTGATCAGCCTTCTCATGGAATGGCGCATATAATAAATATCCACGTCCGTTTCTGACAATTCGGCATCCGCCACATCCATGGCCCGCGCCTTACACACCACATGCTTGGTGGCATAAGGGGAGGCGATATCAACCTCTCCGATGGCAGAACGAAGCTGGCGGAACCCGGCCGCTTCATCGGCTGCTCCGGTGGCGGCCAATGTTTGCAGGGACGCCTCAACGGCCTGCGCTATTTCTTCTTGAATCGCATTCGCAGCATCGGAGTTCAGGACCGTGCCGAGGGCGAGATCATCCTGGTATTGGCGCTTGCCGCCGTTGACTACAAAATCTGGTCCTTCTGTCCTGTGCATAATTCCCTCCTACAGCCTTTCACCCGCGCGGTCACGGCCCACGCGGAAAACGTCATCCTCATCCACTACATCCAGGTCCACGCCGGCAGGGGCCACCGTCTGCATGAAATCTTGCAAGCCTGCGGGAATGGGCGCATCGTTCACGGCAAGCCGAACCTTGGCGGGATACACCTCGGAAAATGAAACTTCCGCGCCATCGTCCAGGAATGTTTTGATGATCTGGATCATTTCCTCCGGCGTTCCGCTGGAAGAATTCACAAATATTTTCTGCCGGATCTTCTCGCGGTATCTCTCGTCCGCAGCCGATGCCGTTTCCGTATAGGTGTCCGAGTCTATATCTGTTCGCGGCTCGCCCACCGTGTTTCCGATGCCATCCAACTGCCGGCCCACCGCCTCGTCAAGGTAGCGACCAATCAAGGTATCAAGCGCGGCATCTTCCAATACCTGAATCTGGCCAACCAGCACAGCCACCAGCTTATTTATTTTCAAGGCGCTGATAATCATGGCCGCGTCCTGAACTGCTCGATAAGTTTTTTCTTCGCCAGGGTTACATGGTTATGGATGGGGACAAAAGGGACGCCATGGTTTTCAATGGTCACGGTCTTGGTAATGGAATCGGTTCCGAGGCCATTGGTCACCGTTAGGGTAACCTCAAAGCTACCATAGCCGGTGAAAAAATGGATGGGATATTGGTCCGCCGAAGAGTTCGATCCTGAACTGGGATCGCCGAAGTCCCAAAGCCATTCCTCCGGCTGGTTTTCGGACTGGTCGAAGAAGTCCACCTGTAAGGTTTCCGCGACGATGGCAAACGCAAAATCGGCAATGGGTGGGCCGGGTGCATAATCCACGCCGATATATACGTTGGTCCAATTCTCAATCTCATCCTCGGTCACCACGCCCGAAGGAATGAGGGGAATGGTCATCCATTCGTCCTCTATCCCGGTGATATTCCGAAGCTGATTTTCTGTGAATGCCATTGGATTTCAACCTGCTATCAGGTGTACTTCCCTTTCGTGAGTTCGCCGGGAATGGCGGAAATGGAAGCCGTTCCGATGTCGGCGCTATCGCCGTCATTGCGGATCCGCTTGGTGCTTCCGTCATTGATGATTTTGTTACGGCTCACCGCTTGAATCCACCCGATCTTATCTGATAGTGGTGCGGTGGCCGTGGGAACGGAAGCCGGCTCACCGTACAAATCTTCATTCAATCCCACCACCACCTGCTCATGCACCTGCGTGGGCGTGGCGCGCGTGGTGACGGCGGCATCCACGTTGTCAGCGAGGCGTTTGCCGATGCTGCCCGCCAAGGTCATTCCAGAGGTCAGCGAATCCCACACAGCGTCCGCGATAGAAGCCTCGTCAATGGCGGTATTTGCTGGGAATAGTTGAGTTTGCGCCTGAGCCTTGGCGGTACTTGGACCCACTTCGTCCCCATTGGCATCAAACTTCCAAATCAGTTGCTCCTCTTCATGCGCGGCATCTGCCGTATAGGTAACCTCGAATATTCCTGCTTCCAGCATAGTCATTGCTGTTGCCGATAGACGGGCATTCAGGTTGTTTCCATCCTGGTCAAATACGTTCACGGTCGGAGTCCCGGCAAAGAAAGCATTCGGCCATGCGTCACCGTTGAGATCCGTTGCCACAAGGCGGATTTTATGCACCTTGGTTCCTGATTCCGGCAAGCGCATGACAGGCGGAACCACAGGGACCAGACGCGCACCGTATTTAATGACATTCATGGCAGATCCCATTCCGGTGGGGTGGGATTCAATCGGCTCGTCCCATATATCATTCAACGCGGCCTGAGTCAAATCACTGACCTGACCGACCACCCAATCCGCGAGCTTCTTCCCGATGCTGCCAACTGTGACCATGCCGGAAGTGAGCGCGTCCCAAATGGATGCGATTGCCGCCGTTGAAAAGGCATCGACCAATACCACGCCCTGGACCTTATTGGTCGCGGGGTCATATCCGTCATCGGCGAAGTCCTTGAGGTCGAGCAGGGATTGAGACACACCGTTGAGGTGGGTCACGTCCGTTTCCGGGACGCCGTTCACAGTAGGGACCGCAACCGATTCGTCGCGCCATTCCTCCACGTCCACCTGGAGACGGGAATCACTGCTCATTCTCGGTTCCAGAGACAGGATAGAACTCATATCGGCAGGGTCACCGGCAAGGATCTGGAAGGTCGAGGCGGAAGAAGGGTCGGTTCCCCATGCCGCTTCCACGGTGGCGATCTTGGTGGATCCATTATAGGTGAGGATTTTTCTCGCTTGTCCCAAAGCATTCGCCGGGCTGTTATTGGACACAATCACGAACAGCCCGACATAAGCACCGTCACGCGCGGAGGCCCCCGAGTCCAGGGTGATTTGCGAAGCTCCGCCCGCTTGCGCCGTCCCGCTCCATACCACCATCGGACGCCTGATGGAGAAATGTCGGGGCGTGGTTTTGGCTCCTGCGGTGGTCGTTTTCACAACAATGTCAATACTCTTTGCGGTGCATTCGGCAGAGGTCAGGTCCAGATAATAAAGACCGGAACTTCCAATCTCAACGGCCTCATTCACGCAGTCGGCGAAGGCCCCCTGATCCTTGCTGATCTCCGAGTCAAGCGCGGTTGCCCCGGTCACCAGATCGCCATCAGCGTCGAAGATGGGAAACTTGATTCGATTCCTACCGGCATAGATTAAATATTCGTGGACATCGCCTGATGCTTCCGCCATTTTATACTCCTATCCTAAGATTATTTCTGGGCTCCAGCCCGTAGCTTCTGCGTGACCTTGGATGCCCGAAATTATCAGGCTCCCCAGCACCGTTACCACCCATAAGGATTTGAAAGAAATGGGTTGTCGGTTCGGACACATCCATGATATGCCGCAAACCATCGGCCAGAATAGCGGTCACCCTTAGCTCAACGATCACCGTGGTCGAACTCAATATCAAACCAACAACATCGTGCTGTAATGCAGTAGTGACAACGGTAGGAGACACGCCGGAGCCGCTTCGCATCCCCATCACCCGTTGGCTTGCAGTTCCGGCGAAGAAGCCTAAATTGAATTTTCCAAAGTTGTTATTATGCGTATCATCGGCGCTCTGCGCTTCACCTACTGAAAAATGAACCGCACCTTTAGGCGTGAAGTGTACTCCTGTCACATCTATATTCGTGGTCGTGTCGTTGCTGAGAGTCATCAGGTTTTTAACCGACCATGCTCCACCCTTTACGCACATGAAATAATACCGGGTATTCGCGTCCCCATCGACTTCAAGGAAATTCAATTTAAAGCCATCGGAATTCCAGCCTGAAACGGCCACGCGCCGATTAATCAGGTCTATTCCAGAATCCATCAGGGCTGCGACCTGTCCTGTTCTAGAATATTTTCCGACATCGGATGGATTCGCCCCATCTTCAGCGCCATACATTCCGACTCCCTGCTCAATCTGTATCTCCGCAGGAGTCCTGGCCGCAAAACCGAAACTCAGCCTTCCGCCCGCGCTCAAATCCGGTGGAGCAGCTTTTCTGGAAGCAATGCAGATAAGAAGATCGGGGGCGAACCCGCCTTCTGGGTAGGTCACGTTCACTTCTCCCGCTACCGCAGGTTCGACAACCTCTACAAGATTCAACGCCGCTATATCAGTTCCTCCAAATGCCCACCAGTGCATTCTAAGGGAAGATGAAAAAACGGCATCAATGATCACCCGGAAACCGTCCGAAGTATGGTCATCTATGTCAAGCAACCCAACCCATGCACCAGCATCGGAAATCTGACCTATGATAGCATCGAAGCGCGACCCTCCATAGGTATCCGATGTAGCCTCAGCATGTTCGTCAAAATCGGAGACCATGGATCTTTTTATAATGGATCCCGTTTTCATGGACATGCCGATGCTGTGCATCAAATCGGCTTGGCCAATGGCATCCACGGCATCGGTCCTTCCGATAACCTGGAAAAGAATCACTTCCGGGAAAAAGGACAGCCCGGAAACCGTCTGCGTAGTGCCAATCGCCCCAGTCGATATATTCAGCGAACCCGATGCGAAATCAACCGCCACGGCCAACCCCCAACATATTTCTTAATCCGTCTGGAGTATCATACCCAAAGACCCTTTCATCGGCTCTTTGAAGCACTTCGGGAATGCAAGTCAGGAATTTATCCGGGCTGGAAATCTGATCGGGCGTTGGCATGGTTTCCAGGATGGACGACAAATCAATTTCATCGGACTTGCCGTCCGCCTCTTCCGTTTTTCTTATGAGCAGGGCCAGCTTGAATTCCTCCAGGGATTTTTCCTTTGAAATGTACGCCGTCAATTCCGCCTCGAATTTATCGGGAGAAATATTCATTGGGTCTAACTCGGATTTCTCCGTTCTACCGTCATCCTCCAAGGACATCATTCTTTCGAGCAGCGCCATAGTATCCCTTTAGGTGATCGTCCCTGTGCCGGTTCCTGGGCCGGAAACACCTGGTCCAGTGGTCACACCGCTTACGCTGGCCACCACTACCGTCACCAAGGCGTTGGCCTGGATATGGGCCACCAGCGTATTGCAGAGCGTGGTCAGGAACTTGTCGTTCAGTTCTCCCGTGCCGATCACAAAGCCGTCCGCTTCCAGGGCGGCTTCCAGGCTGGTCTTGAGTATGGCGGCATTCATCGGCATTTCGATTTACCTGCGCCTATTAAAATTGAAATCGAAACCGAGATGAGTCAGCACGCCGATCCATCCGGCCATCTGTAGAACAATGGCTGATAGCAGCGTCCACATCACCCCTGGAAGAAAAATCCATTGGGCGATGTGCAGAATCAGGAAAATCTTGAAAATAAAAAAAGCTGCGCGCATCCCGTCATACTGATCGGCGCGGGTGGATATGAGCCTGCGAAACTGCAAGGTGAGGGAAACGCAAAAAACCAACAGGGCGGACACCTGCGCCATGCGCGTAACCAATTCAATAGGGTATCCTAAAATCATGCTATCCTCGTATTGCGCGTGTTACTGCATCATGCACGTTGTCGGGAAGGCTTTCGATTCGATCCCCTAATTTTTCAGCCGC